CTTTTTCATTTGGACCACCAGCAAAAGATATACCTGCGGCAGATAATATCTTTTTATTCCATTCCATTCTCTCATTATCACGAATTTTTTGTGCTTTAATTTCTTGTTTTCGCCACTTTTTTTCTTCTTCGTTGTATGCTTTCATCAAATTCAATTGGCGAGCCAACAAATTTGCAAGACCATCACCTCTTCTGAATTTCTGTTGGTTACCTTCAGAGACTGAGGTATATGAAGCAGTATCTAAACCACCTATAACCCTACCAAGAGATGGTGTTTTCTTTTTTGTTTCTTCTGTTACACTTTCTTTCTTCTCACGTTGCTTTCTTGGTTTTCCATATCCAGTAAAATATTGTAAATCTCTTTCACTTCTATTCACTGCTTTACCTAAACCATATGATAAAATGTTACCAAAAATAGGTAAAGAACTAATAATATTGAGTGGATCAAGTGTTTCTTTTATACGAGTAGCTTTAGCCGCAGTTTTATCAGAGATAGCTTTTGTCACAGAACCAACAAGACTTCTATCTTTTGCATAATTATTTCCTATCAAAGATTTCAAAGAAGAATTGTTTATTCTATTTGCTCTTGAATATTCTATCGAACGGTCTTTTTCCATTATTTTTCTCTTAGTGATGTTCGATTATGGCTGGCACATCTGATTTTGCAGGTTCTTGAGTAATATTGATTGATCTATGAGTTATTGTGTTATAAATCTTTCTCGATTCATCAATAATTGCACTAAAAAGTCCAGCTTCATTAAATCTTTGTGTCTGTTCCATATTTTTTTGAGATAATCTAGATAAATCTGTAGTTAAGGCATTTGATTGTTGTGTCGAGGTAGCCGCCATTCTAGAAATAATAGAACGTAGAGAAGATTCATACTGTTCTGGAGATGCAGATGCATAACCGCTACGGGCTTGTCGAGCAATAGCCTCTTCGATTATTTGAGATTCCAATACTTGTCTATAACGAGGATTTTTCTGTAAGAAAGCAATGTAATCAGCAGCAGATTCTTCCATACTTCCATATTTTCTAAATCTATCTCTTACAACAATTCTTTTACCATTAACAACTTCTTCTGTTTGAGCAGATACACCGCCACCAGAAAAATCTTTTATGCCAAAATAATTGTTACTACCTGGTGCAATATGTTTACCATAACCAGTCTCAAGTGCTGACTGAGCCGCACCTAATTGTGCAATTACTTCTGGATTTTTTAAGCCTTGTTTTTTAGCTTCTTTCAACAAAATTTGATATGTCTGATCGAGATATTCTTTATTTGTTCCAGTAAAAGGTTTAGATGGTGTTATGGGTTTAAGATTGAAGTAAAGTTCTATTTTATTAAGTTGTTCATTTAGAGATTTGTACATATCAGAAAAAGCATTTTTTCCTAAACCTATACCAATACCAGATATTTCAGGGCGTTTTTCTATGAAATTCCAAATTCTTCTTATTAAATTACTTTGTTTTTTCTGTTTTCTACGATATGGTTCTTTTTTTCCGCCTGACACCTTTTGAATTTCTAAACCACCTTTTTCTAATCTAACAGGACCTTTTTCTTTACTTTTGAGTTGTTGGAGCATATGCTCCAACTCTCTTTTTTCTTTCTCATGTTGCTCTTCTTTGAAATTACTTTCTATTTCACGTTGTTCTATCATATAACGGTGATGTCGCTTCATGGTATTGATCATCTTGGCTAAGATATTTGCTGCACCGTCATTTTTCATTATGCGAGTAATACCATCTTCATTGATTGCTGTGTATTTGGCAGTATCAATTTTTCCAATTTTTTTAGAAGAAGTTAGTATAGGACTTACAGAAGGAGATTGTTTTTTAGTTTTAATAGAATCTTCGCCGGCAAGAGTTTCTACTGTATTAGATACAGAAGGATCACCCATAAATTTGGATACTCGATCTGCTTCAAATTTCTTCTTAAAAGACTCTATCGATTTTATTAGTTCTGGAGATATTTCTCTCTTGCGTGGTTTCAGAATAGCAGGGACCTCCTTCTGTTTGACAGAAGGTTCCTGGTAACCACCACCTAATAAAACTCCTAATTGGCTCATCTACTGTTTTGTTTCTGCTTTAGTTTTTCGTTTTCTTCTTCAATATAATTCGAAAGCATACTAATGTAAATGTCTCTCTCCCAAGGGAGCATAGCCTCAAGTTCTGACAAACTATACTTATGGTGTTGTATCAATGCAAAGTTTGTCGTGTAATAATTTCTTAATGTGTCATGACGAAATGTTAATCGAAAAAATCTTCAAGGCCTTCTATTTCAATATGATGATGAAAACCACATTTACTGCAATTCATATCAAGATTCTTTCTCAATTTAGGCATATTATTAAAAAATTCTTCAATCATGGAGAACTGTTCTTGATTCAATGAATCTATAAATTCAATTAATTCATTTCTAGGTGTTTCTCTTGCATAATAATACTGTTCTCCATCAAAAACATATTCAACACTATCTAAAATCATTTCAAAAGCCATGTCAGTTGAATTGTCAAATTTATTCATTTTGCTGACAATTGAATACTCAGGGTAGTTCAGTTTGATATAAATCTTGTCATTCAATTGAATAAGGTCTTTGGTATTAGGATCAAACTCAACTTTCAATTCTAAAAGATTTACTTGTGTTTCCATTAATGCATTACATACTTTTTCATCAACAATATTTTCACATCGATATTTGTTGACAACAATTTCTCCAACAGACCTTGCGCGAAGATTTAGAAAATAAAACTCAACATCAAGTATCGGCAACTTTTCTATGTCAATATTTTCTGTCAAGGTACAATTATGGAGAATCTGTTTGATATTTTTCTCCATTGTATCTTTATCTTCAGATTCCATAGCCATCAATAAATTTCTTTGTTCTTTAACCAAGAATGGTCGAAATCTAATATGTTTCTTTGACAAAGGTAAATCCAGTTCGTAAACTGGAGCATCAATTTTTGGTAATGCCATTATATCTCCTTAATTATTATTCAAATAAAAATATATCAATTTTATGTTCATCTAATACTAGATCCACCTATAAAAGCTCCTCCTGGTGTTTCTGCATATACTTTTGTAGATTGACCATTTTCATTTAATTGAATAGTTGTTGTACCGGTAGAACCAGTTGATACTTTTTTATTTGTTGGTTTCTGTGGTGCTGCTGCCGGTGCCGGTGGTACTGGTGCTGGCGTTGGTGCAACAGCAATAGATTGTGTAACCGTTGCTAATGGACCTAATCTACCGGTTGATAATGTTCCACTACTAGCTTGAAAACCTGATTGTGTTAATTTTGCATAATTAAGATCACCATACAAATTCTCAATACCTTGAAGTTGCCAATAATCATATGCAAAAACAACACTAAGTTTATGTGGTGTATCTGTACTCCAATCTAAATCCATCTGATTAATTGAAATTGGATATGCATTATACAAAGATACAGAATATGTCATTTTATCATATTGATCATATTGATATACTATTATTGTAGAACTATAATCTTGTTTATAAGCAAAATCAAAAGTTTTTGTTGGATTGATAAATTCCATCCAAATATCAAAGAAAGTTCTTTCTTGCATATCTCCAGAAATAATAAAAGAAAATGTTATGTCTTCATATGAGGCGTGCATTGGAAACTTTTGGGTTGGATTTGATCCAAACTTTTGATCTACTGTACCAAATGTTCTTCCAGGAAGATTGGCATTCTCACAACGAAGCGTCAGCCCACCATTAAGTTGACTTTTATATTGTAATAAACCAGGAGGAACAATAATATTAACATCAAACCTATTGCTTCTAGCAACTTCACTCTGTGAGAATGAATCCAAGAAATTTCTTATTGATGGCATTACTCTTCATCCCTTTTGAAATGTGCCATGTGGTCTTTATACTCTTGTACCGAATCTTTCCAAACAGTTGTTGCTCTTGCACCTCTGAACTGCTGTAGAGGTAACATTATTGCAGTATCCCATTCATTTGGTTGCACTTTGAGCAATCTTGACCTTAGGTGTGTATGTAGGTATCTTTTCAAGCAAGGTTTGAACTCTGCATATCGTTTGGTTGCAGCAAGGATCTCATACGAGATACGCATTCTCTTGATATCATTATCTTTTGTCATCTGTGCAAACTTCATCAGTTTGGAAAGAAATGCAGTTCGATAATTGATGGGTAAGTAATGCAGATTCAGCCCCAAGAAACCATCATTATACTTTTCAAGAATCAAAACAATTGGAAATATATCCCAATATGGCAACTCAGCCTTTGTTTTTGGATCATAGTAGAAGCAATACAACATACCAATATTAGGAACAAATTCCTGACGCATCAGTTCTTTGCTCATGCTCTTGATTATGGAAGTAGGTCTTTTGACCTCTTCAATCTTGTCTTTGAGCCAAGAAATAGAGTCTTTCGACATGGTTTTAAACCCTGTCGCCTTTCTCTCTTCTGCAAGTTTGGTAAGTTTAGATTCGGTAGCCATGTACTATTTATTTGAGTCCTAAATGATCTTCTGTAAGTACCATAAACTCCCAACCACGATCAGCAGAATATTCTTCAGCAGCTTTCCATTTTGCTTGGTTGACACCCCAAGTAGTCACTTCATTGATGTATTGTTTGGTGACACGTTTCTTTTTTACTGGTTCTGTTGTCTGTTTTTTAGGTTTTATCTCAATCAGAAGTGTCTTCATGTTGCCATCTTTGTTCTTAACCTTGACCAAGAAGTCTGGGAAGTAACGATGGTAGCGCCCATCAACAGGAGATATATATGGTATAGTCAATTCTTCTGATGCCCATGAAACAATATCAGGATTGCGGTCGAGCCAAGACATAACCTTGCATTCCCATGAAGAACGGTAAATAATGTTAGTGGGATCACCCACATACTTCTTTGGATTTTTGGGAGTAAACTTTCCAGAATATGCCATAAATAGTAAATAAAACAGTTCTAGGACAAAAAATGCAAATTACAAGCATATCAACCGATCCAAACGGAAGTAACAATCCACTGTCTACATTAGAATCTTCAAAAAATATTACTTTGTTAAAGTATCCTGATGATTTAGGTAGTGACACAAAAAATCATTATGTCAAATTTTGGATTAAAACAATAAAACAAGGTCCTTCTACTATAGTTGGTACTTTATCAAATGCTTTTCAATTGTCAACAGGCGCATTTTCAGCAAATCCACCAACAAATAATTCAGAGGCCGTTATTTGTTTATATATGCCCGATACGCTAGATGCAAAATATAATGCATCATATGATCAGCTAAGTTTGACAAATGATATGGGTGGGGCTATCAAAGGTATCCAATACGCATCTACCGTAATGGATTCTGCTACTGGAAAGAATTCAGCATCGATGATATCAGCGTTAAAAGCAGCAGGTATTGCCAAAGGTGCCGCGCGAATACCTGGAGTTAGTGACAGTTTTGCAAGTGCCGTCTTACAATCACAAGGTTTTGCAATTAATCCACAAATTCAAATGTTATATCGAGGTGTTGATTTTAGAAGTTTTCAATTGACATTTGTTTTTACCCCTAAAAGTGCAAGTGAAGCGCAAGATGTTTTACAAATAATAAACACATTCAAATATCATTTTGCTCCACAAGTTTTATCAGCAGAAAATAGTCAAAATGGACTGTTTTTTATTCCTCCATCTTTCTTTAATATTGAATTCATGATCAATGGACAAGAAAATATTTTTTTACCTAGATATGGTGATTGTGTATTAACAGATATAGATGTGAACTTTTCACCAAATGGATTCGCAGCACATAATGACGGTTCACCGGTGCAAACTCAACTCAATCTGTCGTTTAGAGAGACAGAAATTATTACAAAAGATAAATTGTATGGTGGAATTAAAACCACAAATTCTGGTTCAGATACTTACAACACTGATATTGGCGGATTAAGATAATGTTATATTTTAGTCAATTTCCATTGATAACAACAACAGATTATAATGGTAATTCGATTGTAGTGACAAATATTCTAGAGCGAGTTGATATTATTCCAACTCTTTTGAATGATGTTCGTTTATTTTATTCTTACAATATCAAAGATGGTGATACACCAGACATAATTGCACAAAAATATTACACAGACACCAGTAGATTTTGGTTGACGATGTATAGCAATCAGTTATTTGACAATGCTGCTGACTGGCCAATGAATTCTAATCTGTTTAATGATTATCTTTATGACAAATATTCATCTGCTGCTGGTACATATTATAGCACCGCAACCCCTACATTAGCACAGGTATTTGCATACACACAATTGACAATACAGAATTATGTCAAAAGTGTCACAACTGTTGATAGTACCTCACTGGAATCAACAATGAATATCTATTACATCGATCAGACAGCGTACAATTCAGTTGTTCAAGGAACAAATACATATTCGTTCCCTTCAGGTGCAATTTGTACTGTAACAGTAAGTGCTTACACACAAAGCATCTATGATTATGAGGTTGAGATGAATGAATCAAAACGCAGTATCAACTTGTTGAATTCTGCATTTGCGGGGCAAATTGAAAGTCAACTATCTACATTACTAAAAGAATAAA